TTGCTACACACCTTGGCCCTTGGCTATTAGGCACCGTTAAAAACACTACTGGCACTACTGCTGGCACAATTCGTAACATGGGCGCAACTGTTGTGACCCAATCTGTTCCAATTACCTTTAATACTACTACTGCAATTCAATTAGCAGTACTACCTGCTGGCGCCCAGATTATTAATATTTTTTTTGATGTAACAACGGCTTTTAACGCTAACCCCGGTAATTTAGTTAATATGGCTACTGCTGGGGGTACAATAATTGCTCAATTTGGGGGTTCAACTGTAACTCCTATTAACGTTTCGCGAACTGTGGGATCTTACCTTACTTCAACGGGTGTTTGGGCAAACGTAGGTACTACTGATCTTATTACTACTGTTGTGTATATCCCCACAAGCACAACCTCAGCCCCTACTACGGGGGCCGGAACCGTTACTATTCAGTACGTTGTCAAAGGCTCTGACGGTTCTGCTAATCCTCCTTTGGCGCAAACCTAAAGACACTATATTATGGGTTTTGCTACTCATCTTGGTCCTTGGCTCTTGGGCACTATTAAAAACACCACCGGCACTACTGCTGGCACCATCCGCAATATGGGCGCGGTTGTTTGCTCGCAGTCAGTGCCAATTACCTTTAATAATACTACGCCAATTCAACTAGCGGTACTTCCCGCCGGATCACAAATTTTATTAATTTTTATTGACGTACTAACCGAATTTAATGCTGATACGAGTAACATAATTAGGGTGGTTGCGCCTAATCGTGGTAATAGTATAATGATGCAGGCTAGCAATACGTCGCCTGCAACTTCTTTAACCACTGGTCGCGCTACCAACATTACTTACAGCGCCAACGCACTGTCTATTTGGACAAACGTCGGTACTACTGACCTTATTACTACTGCTGTGTATATACCCACAGCAACAGGAAGTGCTACTACTGGTGACGCAAACATTACTATTGTGTACATTGTTCGTGGCTCTAACGGTGCTACTAATTCTACTGCTTCGCAAACCTAATTAGGAATACATCATGACGATGCAAACAGATGTTAAAAGTGCCCATTTAAGCGCGGCTGGCTCTTACTACGTTGGGCGAACACGTCTTAGAGGTTTTATTGTTAACCCCAAAGCAAGCCAAGCAGCGACATTTGAAATTCGTGATGGTAGTTCCACAGGCCCCATTCTGTACACAATGGATATTGCAAGCATCGGAACACCAAATACGTTTTCTATGTTAATTCCGGGTGAGGGCATTTTGGCTTCTATAGGCTTGTACCTCACACTTAGTGCTGGCTCTGTTACCGGAATCACGGTGTTCTATGGCTAAGAAAACCCCATCCCTTGCAGTTGGTCGTGGTGAAAAGCTTCCAGTTAAACAGGGGGCGGGGCTTACTGCCAAAGGTCGCGCTAAGTACAACGCGGCAACAGGGTCTAACCTAAAGGCTCCACAGCCCGAAGGTGGCCCACGTAAGAAATCTTTCTGCGCTCGTATGTCTGGTATGCCCGGCCCTATGAAAGATGAGAATGGTAAACCTACCCGCAAAGCGGCATCACTAAAAAGATGGAAATGCTAATATGGAAAATACAGACGTTGCAAAGCAATCGCTAGATGCCTTATCCGCTGCGGTAGGGTTTTTGGCTTTTCTTAACTTACTCTCTCCTCTGTTTGGTTTGATTGCCGCCATTTGGACATTGATGCGTATAGCTGAGATGGTTACCGGCAAAACCTTTTCCCAATTAATTAGTAAGAAAAAAGTTGATAGTAATGCCGAGCACAAGTAAAAAACAGCATAATCTAATGGAAGCGGTTGCCCACAACCCCGCTTTTGCTAAGAAGGTTGGTATCAATCAATCTGTGGGTAAAGATTTCGCTGCGGCGGATAAAGGCAAAACTTTTAAAAAGGGTGGTGATATGGCTTCGAAAATGAATCCCGGTATGATGGCAATGATGAAGAAAAAAACAGGCGACAAACCAGTTAAAAAAATGGCTTCGGGTGGCTCTGCTTCGTCTCGTGCAGACGGTATTGCTTCTAAAGGCAAAACCAAAGGTAAGATGGTTACGATGAACAAAGGCGGTATGTGTAAATGATGCCCTCGCGTGGTATGGGCGACATATCCTCTTCTAAAGTACCTAAAGCCAAAAAGGGTGGAGAGGTGTGGGACAAGCCACGCCCTAAAGACTTGGGTAAATCTAAACCGTTAAGCCCCGCTAAGAAGTCAGCAGCGAAGGCTGCAGCGAAGGCTGCTGGTAGACCATACCCAAACTTAGTGGATAACATGCGAATGGCGAGGAAATAATGGCTGAAAAATGGATACAGAAGGCAATAAAGAAACCCGGCGCTCTTCGTGCTCAACTTGGCGCAAAAGAAGGACAGCCTATTCCGGCAAAGAAGCTTGCAGCCGCTGCGAAAAAGCCCGGCAAATTGGGGCAACGTGCTCGTCTTGCAGAGACACTCAAAGGTATGAAAAAATAAATGGCCTACACTACAAACACAACTACCTTTAACCCAACTCTTAACGAGTTGATGGAGGAGGCGTTCGAACGTTGTGGTTTGGAGTTACGTACGGGTTATGACTTTCGTACTGCACGACGTAGTTTAAATTTTTTGACTGCCGAATGGGCTAATCGTGGCATTAACTTGTGGACTATTGATCAAGGTTCTATTACGTTAGTACCGGGGCAAGCTACTTACCCACTGCCTAATGACACGGTAGATTTAGTTGATCACGTTATTCGTACTAATGCTAACCAAGGTTCAAATCAGACCGACATTAATATTAACAGAATTAGTGTATCCACCTACGCTACAATACCAAACAAACTAGCGCAAGGTCGCCCAATCCAAGTATGGATACAGCGTTTGACAGGAAATATATCCCCTGCGTATGGTCAAATTGGAGCAATATCTACTACCACGAACATAAGACTAGAGGAAGAGTATTTTGGGGGAAGTAGAATGCTTGTGAATAGTACGGCGGGGCTTCCTTACTCGGGTTTTGTGCAGCTTAGTGTTCCTGCTATTGACGACCCTTATACAATATACACTACAATATTTAACTATACTGGCACCCAACCTTTTGATACCCCCAACTATGCGTATCTTTTAAATGTTGGATTTCCTCCTAATTCACTCATAAGTTTTCCTGCGTATTCCCCTGTCAAATTAGTACAACAGCCAAGCATTACCGTTTGGCCTACACCGGACGCATCTAATACCTATGAGTTTGTTTATTACCGTTTGCGCCGTATGCAGGATGCTGGTACAGGTACTAATATTGAAGATATACCGTTTCGTTTCCAAAACGCACTTGTAGCTGGACTGGCGTACATGATCGCCGCAAAAAAGATAGATGTGCCGATGGATAGAATAGCCATGCTTAAAGCACAGTACGATGAAGCTTGGGATTTGGCAACATCTGAAGATAGGGAAAAAGCGCCAGATAGATTTGTGCCGCGTGTTACGTTCTATAGGTGATGTATGCCAAGTAAGTATTCCAGCGGTAAACACTCAATTGCCGAATGTGACCGTTGTGGATTTCGCTATAAGTTAAAAATATTAACTGCGCTGACGATTAAAACCAAGCAAGTTAATATTTTGGTGTGTCCAACTTGTTGGGAACCGGATCAACCTCAGTTATCATTAGGGTTATATCCTGTTAATGATCCACAAGCGGTGCGTAATCCGCGTGGAGACAATAGTTATTATCAATCTGGGTATACTGGGTTGCAAATAACAAATACGCCTAGTTCGTCCGAAGATTCAAATGGCGATCCTAGTGGTGGTAGCCGAGTTTTCCAATGGGGTTGGCGACCTGTTGGTGGAGCAAGTGCAAACGATGCAGGGTTAACGCCCAATTACTTAACGTCACGACCTGTCGTCGGCAGTGTGACAATCTCGTAGGAGTAAGACATGGCAAAAAGCGACAGCAAAGAAGACATGAAGATGGATAAGGCGCAAGACAAGGCCATGATTAAAAAGGCGTTCAAGCAGCACGATGCCCAAGAACACAAAGGCGGCAAAGGTACTAAGCTTACTTTAAAAAAAGGCGGTGTAACTTCGCTGGCAATGAAACAAGTTGGTCGTAATATGGCTCGTGCTAATAACCAACGGAGTCGATAATGGCTAAGTTTTCACAAAAAGTTAAAGGCAAAGAAGTAGGCCAAGCCGCTGTGTACGCTGCCCCTCATAATATGAAGGGTAAAGCTGTTGGTATGGATGTTGAGTATAAAACTGACCCTAATACCATGAGTGCTAAAGAGTCTACTCCCGGTGGTATGCCAGCACGTCGTGTAAGCGCGGGTGACCCAGCAAACACTAACATTAACAAACATGGTGAAATTAAAATCCGTGGTACAGGTGCAGCTACTAAAGGTGTGATGGCTCGTGGCCCAATGGGTTAAGTTTACAGTGACCTAGGAATAAGTTTACAATGGACTACACAGAGTTATCTGAGGCTATAAAAAGCTATACCCAAAATTACGAAACTACTTTCGTAAATAATATCTCTACGTTTGTTCAACAGGCGGAAAACCGAATATACAAAACGGTACTGTTTCCGGTGTTACGTAAAAACGTTACAGCAGCATTTACTCCGGGGTTTAAATACCTATCTTGCCCTAATGATTTTTTAGCCGTATTTTCATTAGCGTCTATTGATTTAGATAATAACTACGAGTATTTGCTGAATAAAGACGTTAACTTTTTACGTGCGGCTTACCCAAATCCTAATGATACAGGTTTGCCACAGTATTACTCTTTGTTTGGGCCTACTATTACTTCTGGGGCTATTACAAACGACTTAAGTTTTATTATTGCCCCTACACCAGATATTGCGTATGACGTAGAGTTGCATTACTATTATTACCCCGAATCAATTGTGCAAAGTAGGATTGCCACAAGTACAGTAAATAGTCCCGGGGATTTTAATTATATTAACGGCGTTTACTATGACGTCCCATTAACATTGGGTTCAGGTTTTGGGGCACGCGCAACCATTACAGTTGCTGGAAATTTTGTTGAGTCTGCAACTATAACAAACCCGGGTTCGTATTATGTTGTGGGGGATATTTTGTCAGCACCTCCAAATCTTTCAGGAAATGGGTCAAATTTTCAATTAACGGTGTTAAGTGTAAATAATCCTACTGGTACTTCATGGGTCGGTAATAATTATTCTCCTGTGTTGCTTTACGGTTGTTTGGTTGAAGCGTACACATTCATGAAAGGTGAGGCTGATATGGTGGCACAATACGAAAAGAAATACCAAGATGCGTTGGCACAACTTATTCGTTTGGGCAGTGCTATGGAACATGGTGATGCGTATCGTAAAGGGGAGGCAGTTCGATAATGGCTATTCAACAAGGTCTGACAAACAGTTTTAAAAATGACATGTTCCAAGCAGGGCAAAATATTATTACAGATACTTTAAAGATGTCCCTGTATACATCTTTTGCATCAATTGGGTCGGCGACTACGGCTTATACAACCGAGGGCGAAATAACATCTTTTGGAACAGGGTATACGACAGGTGGCAATCTCGTAACAGGTGCAACAATAAGCACAGATACAACCACAGGAACTGTGTACGTTAGTTTTAATAATGTGTCTTGGCCTAACGCTAGCTTTACCGCCCGAGGCGCTTTGATATACAACACAAGCAGCGGCAATAAGTCCGTGCTAGTACTGGATTTTGGCGCAGACAAATCATTTAATGCAATTAATAACACCGTGACTATGCCGGTTAATTCAGCAACAACGGCTTTAATTCGCTTACCATAGGAGGTAAAATGGCAATTGTAACTACCACAAAAGGCGAGATGGATGATTCCCTTTTGGAAAAACGCGAAGGCGTAAACGAAAACGCCCACGAATGCGCCGAGTGGGTTGAGTATTGGTTAGATGGGGAATTAGTTCATCGTTCCGTGCATTTGACGTTAAAGAAATTTACAATAACTGGCGAAGCTGTCGCCGCAGAATTTAGTTAAGGGGTAAGAAATGGCAAACACACAGGCGATGTGCGCTTCGTTTAAAAGCGAATTAATGTTTGGCTACCACCAGTTTGGTCAGCCTACTTTAACTTCCCGCACCAGTTTAACTTCACCAACCAATGACACGTTTAAAGCGGCTTTGTACCTCGCGTCCGCTACGCTAAACGTTAGCACTACAGCGTTTACTACAACAGGCGAAGTCACAGGTACTAACTATACAACCGGCGGGGTAACAGTAACTAACGCAACTGTTCCAGCAAATACATTTACTACTGCGTCATCGTTTGTATCTAGTGCTGCTTACTGGACACCTTCCGCAAACATTACGTATACAAACGTGTCATTAGCAACAGCGTTTGATAGCGTGTTAATTTATAACAATACTCAAGGTAACCGCGCTGTTAGCGTCCATACGTTCGGTGCGCAAACAATTACCGCGGGTACTTTGACGCTTACAATGCCAACTAATACAGCTACTTATTCCAGTACGTCTGCGCTTATCGGCATCCTTTAATTTAATTAAACGGGGGCGGTTGTCATGTTTGGCTCGTCCGCATTTTCGGCTGCTCCGTTTGCCTCGTTATTAGCAACTGATAACACTTTAAGCGGTGTTATTGGCACGGGCACGGTTGGAACCACAACCTTCTCGGTATCTCTAGCTTTATCCGGCGTTTCCGCTGGAAGTGTAGTTGGTACAGTAACAGGCCAAATATCCGAATCTGAAAACGACGTAACAGGTACCGGGTTTGTAGGAACCACAACTCCCTCGCTATCTTTAACTTTATCCGGCGTAACCCCCACAGGTGCGGTTGGTACAGTAACCCCTACACAAGCTTTATCCATAAACGGAG